TAACACTCCTCCTAGCAGTTTCGATTTCGTCATTTGTTCCTCCTGGCGGCGGCAACTTAACTAGGATATCACAAATGTCGTTGATGTTCAACACATTTTGACTTTTTTCTTACAAAGCTCTATCCATGTTTTCTAAGATAGGTTCTTGATCTGTGGCAGTTTGAACACACAATGTCGCACTTTTTTACTTCTTTCAGGATGTCCTCAATGCTAAAATAATCTAACATCTGCCCTATGTTTGATACCTTTGTCCCGCGAGCGTGATCAAAATCAAGAACGTAAAATGGATATTTTTTATTGCAGTCGATGCATCCGCTTTTTTCTTTTATCTTTCCAAGAATTTCCTGTACTTCTCTTTTTTTGGAAGCAATTCTTTTTTGTGGTTTTTCTTTTTTGTTTTTTTCATTATCAAAAGAGTAAGGCTGGGAACAATTCTTTAGATTATCCTTCGTCATCTTTTTCTGCTTCTTCGCGGGCTATCTCTCTCTTGAGATACCATTCTGCTTTTTTGAGATCTTGCAGCCTGTTACCCTTTTGATCTGCCCTCAATACATATTTTATTACATTCCCCAAGCAAAAATTCATATGCTCTGTAATTTGTATTGTCTCTATTCCGCTAGGATGAGAGGTGTAATGTTTTGGGTGGTTTACTGGATCGCTCATCTTTTCATTACCTCTTTAGCTTAAACTTTTTTAGTTGACGGTATATTAATTGTACGCTCACTTCACACTCTTTGGCAATGTCTTCAGGAGTTTTCTTATCCATAACGTATCTTTTTCTTAGAAAAGCTTCTGATAGATGTAGGCCTATGCTTCTCATGGCTTTATCACCTTGTCCCAATTATCAATAGCAAACATCCCAATGCCCACAGCATCTGCCACATCATTGTCCGTTATGTTTACGTTATATTTAAAGCTAACTATGTCTATAGTTCTTTCTTTTCTGATGCTTCTTTCTTTTGCTTTATACCACGCAGCAGACATTCCTGGATTGATGCTTTTTATTTTTTCTTTTTCTTCCTTTTTTATCAAAGGGTTTCCTATGTAAGATTGCCATGATATCGGTGCTACGGAGTGAACCTCTTTTACCCCGGACATGGTAGCACCTGCAATCAGAGCCCCCTGACTTAGGGCCAGGTTTGCTGCAACCATAGGACTGTTTGCAAAGATAGTCTTCTCAATCACCATACACTCTGTGGGCATGGCCTTAAATATTGACTGTGTTTTTTTGGCCGTGTCTGCAATTTTTTCATATATTCCAGAACCAGAAAACATTACCTTTCCATAACTATGTAGGTTTGACTCAACAAAAAAAGCAAAGGCTATGCTCATTGTGCTAGCATCAACAGAACAAAAGGAAACTGGAGCGTTACTCTTTTTCATAATCGAAAAGCCCCTTAAGGTCTTCTATCATTTTGTCAACCTTCTTTTTGTTTACGTTGCATACGCTGCAAAACAAACTTTCGTTGTACATGGATATCACGGTTCCGCACTCTCCCGCACACTTGATTCTCTTTTTAGATCTTTTCTTTGCCCCATTACTCCTATACCTGTCGTATATCTTTTTTCTAGTTGCAAGCTCCCTGCACTCTACAGTGCAGTAAATTTGGTAGCTTACTTTTGGCTGGAATTCAGTAGAACACCAGTCGCAACTTTTCATGCAAGATACTCCAGTGGTTCGATCTTGAGGGTTCCTACAGGGGCAGCGGCACAAGCATCTCTTACGGGACACCCCTTGCATACCTTGGAGTTAGATCTATACGTCTTCTTTGAGATTTCTCCAGTTTCCCATTGAGCACGAACCTTTCTCATCCACCCAAAGGCGTAGTCAATCCAGTTGTCATACTCCTCTTTTGACTCAACGGTAATCGCGTGGAGTTCATGAGAGTTCTTGTTTTCGTAAAGAAGAATCCCCATCTTTCTTCCGAGCACCTTCATGTAAATCAACAGCTGCATGAGGTGGTAGTTGGGTGGCTTAGCAAACTTCCGATAAGCAAAAGACTCTTCCCTCATTGTCTTTATTTCTAGGATAAGTTGCTCTTCTCCCCACTGAACTACCCCGTCAGCAAAACCAAAGATGGGTGGGTCTTGAGCGACAACTCTTTTTTCTTTTTCTACTAAGAGACCTTCGACATTACCCATGGCTGTCTGAATTCTCTCATGTCCGTCAATACCGCTTCTCATGTTTGCTGAGGAGTATGCATCTACATCATCCTGAAAGTCTGCTCCTGAAAATGCCAAGAACCAGTATCTGGGGCAAGCCCCACTTCCGTATACTAGGGTTGATGGGCTAAATGATTTCTTAGTCTTGAATTCAGTTTTCCTGTTTACCGTGTATCCAGACTCCACGCTTTCAATAAAAGCCCTTGTGTCTATTGCGTTTGCTGGTTGCTTGTCGATTACTTGCTTTAAGAAGTTCTTAGCCATTTTGTTTTCCTATCTTTTTAGGTAATAATTATATCACTTTAATATGAATTTTAGTGCTGCCACAATCTTATCTAGCTCTGCTGCTGTTGTGAAATAAATGTTTTTTCTTGGACGATCTGATTTATCAACATTTGCCATCCATGTAGCTCGCATCTGCATCTTTGCAGCAATTGCCTGTAGTCTAACAATTTCCAGAGTAGCCACATGGGGTGGGATATCGGGCTTGAGGATTATCTTGGCTATAAACTCTAGAGCCTGAGACAGTTCCTTGTCTTCCATGTACTCTGCTATTTCATACAGGCCATCAACCATTGCAATTGTTGTCTGGTTCATCTGACTCTACCAACCTTTCAAACTCAGACCATTCAATAATGGCCAGCCTGGTCTTTCCATCAAGGATAAGACATATTGCAGGAGACTTCTTTCTATCTACCTTTAACGTATCCGTAACAACCTTTGCCCATACACTTTGAGATATAGAAAAGCTTTTAGTAAAGTGTTTATAGTCAAGAACATAGTTTTTCCAGCTTGCGTCACCCTTTTTTGTCCCACGACCGGAGTTTGGGTGTGGGGTTGCCCCCATTCGTTTTGCCTCTGACTGCTCTCTCTTGTTATTACTTACCACTGTAACCCTTGGATACTAGGGAAACTCTTGATGTGTGTTTTGATTCACAGAACCATGTCAGATCTAATGTTTCATGCCATAGCCTAAGGCTGTCTACCTCTAGGTCACATCTTTGGCAAACAAAGATACCTGAATATACGCTAAACTTGTTCATTGTTTATCTTCCTTATGAGTGTTTCCTGTATGTCCAGATTTTCTTTTACTCCAAGGATTAGCCTTTCTCTTCCCTGGAATCTTTCTCCTTCTACTGTGTACCAAGCGCCTGCGCGTTCAACATACCCCAACATCTCTGCTGTGTCAACTAGGTCTGCTACGGTGTCAACCCCAACATCCTGACCCCTAAAGTAGAAGTCGTACTCTCCGGTCTGAAAGGCTGGGCTTGTCTTTGAGAATTGAACGTCCCACCTCACCTTCCTGCCCACCTTCTCCTCAATAATCTTGTCTCCAACGTAAATCTTCCCCTTGATTGCTTGGTTATCTGATTCAGATGAAAACAGCTTTATGATTGTTGATGAGTAGAACTTTGTGGCCAGACCTCCCGTGGGTTGCTGAGACACATACATTGCTCCGATATTATTTCTTGCTTGGCTAATAAGGACAAGTAGAGTAGGCTTTTCCTGATTGTTAGCATAGTTTAACATCTTGACGGCATTGGTCATGTCTCTTGCTTCAGCACCGATCTGCTTAGTGTTTTCTAGCTGCTTCAGCTCTGTTGAATCTTTTTCAAAGTAGATTGCAGGTAGCAGGGCAGAGATACTATCCACAACTATAAGATCTACTCCAGCCTTCATCAAGTCCGTACCTACATCTACCATATCGTTCATTGTTCTGGCTGTAGAGACGATAAGGTTTTCCGTGTCTACCCCCAACTGGGTTGCCCAGTATGGAGAAAAGCTCATTTCTGCATCTATCCACGCACATATTTTTCCTTCTTTTTGAGCTTGGGCAATTATCTGTAGGCAGAATGATGACTTGCCGCTTGACTTGTTCCCCCAGACAAGTACCTGCCTTCCATAGGGAAATCCTCCGTTCAGACTTCTATTTAGTCCAAAAGATGGTGTCTTTGCAAACTGAGTGTCTGCTATCTCGTTGCCAAGGGTTATCTTCTTTCTCAGCTTTGGGTTTAGTCCCGCGAGCACCTCTTCTACTGATGTCATGCTAGCACCCCGTGCATTACTGGGCGTGTCAAGTTAAAAACATTCTTTTCTGCCATCACTTCGTCCAAAGAAAGCTCTGTGTATCCATCACGAACTAATCCGCCAAAGAGGTCAAGGGATCTGATGATTATATCCGCTATTTCTCCCACAACCTCCTCATCTCCCTTCTCCTTCCTAATTGCCTCCAAAACCTCAGAGCATTCAGAGTGAATCATTGCAATCTGCTTAAGGTAAAATATTGTATGATTGCCCTCCGTATTCGGTTCCCAAAACCCTTTTGCTACTGCATTTTGATGAATCATCTTTGACATGCTGTCTAATGTCGTCACGCTACCACTACCTCCTGAAATACTAGATCTTCATCTTTTGAAATTGAATAGTTAATGTTATATGCCTTTCCTTGCTCTAGTCTTGTGAACGCCATTGCAAAGTTTGAAGGGAAAACTATAAGCGAGAGGAGGTTCCTATCGCTGTCAACAAGAATAAGCGAAGCCATTCTCTTTCCGGCTTTTGTTATTCTTGGCTTAAAGGATAACACAAAATACTCCTCCTGTCCATACGGCAACTGCTTGTAGTTTAGGAACCGTACCAACGCTGATTTGCTTTCTCGTATCTCTTCCACAGGAATCGCCTCAAGAATCCTGTTAGATCCAACAAGAATAATATAAGTACGACCTGCTTCGATTGTTGTCTCTTCTTCATCAAACACTCCTATCGATCCCGTGGAGTCAAGGATATCTACCCTGCTCCATCCACTTCCTCTTTTAATGCTTCTGACGACTCCCATTAAGATGTATGCCCCTTTTTCCTCAAAATCATCTACTGGGCTTATGTATGCATGGTAGTGTTGTGGTACCTGAATATTGAATTCCGGAAGATTAAGGTATTCGTACATGCTCTCCTTAATTTTTTCTTCATCTCTTGGGTGGTCTGGGAACGTTAAGGCTCCTACGGTGCTCATAGAGGCGAGAGCACGGCTATTGACTCCATTCCCCTTGGTAAAAGTAAACTCCTCTATCTCCTTGTATGACGAGAATGGCCTAGCCTCAATATACCTAGAAGCTATCTTGTCTGATATGTATTTGATGCTTGATAGGCCAAACCTAATACCTTTTCCCTCAATATGAAAATCTATTCCAGAGTCATTGACATGTGGAAGCCTCATGGGAATTCCCATTCTTTTTGCCTCAATCAAATACTCTGTTCTAGCATCTTTATCCTTTTCATTCTTAAGAAGGGCAAACATAAACTCTAGAGGGAAGTAGTACTTTAGCCATGCCGTCCAGTACGAAACTGTTGAATAAGCAACCGCATGAGACTTGTTGAATGAGTATCCTGCGTGGGCTTCAAAGTCATGCCACATCTTTTCAGCAGCTTTCCCGCCAAGTGGCCCAGTCGCATTCCGAACAAAAAGCTCTTTGAATTCGTCAAAATCCTGGGCATCTCCCTTCTTTCCAATAATCTTTCTCACCTTGTTGGCCTCTCCCATACTCATACCGCCAAGGTTGGTGCAAGCAAGCATAACTTGCTCCTGATAAAGAATTGTACCGTAAGTATCCTCAGTAAAATCTTTCATCAATGGACTTGCATATGTTATTCCCTGT